GTTGATGTGTCATTACCTCTCATGGGGATATAGAAATCCTCCATTAAGTTTTGCATGTTATACTTTAAGTTATACTCACCAGTAGTTTGGTCAATATAAGGAGTACGCTTCATTTTAGAGATAGCCTTCTGCATAAAGTTCTCTACTTCTGCAGGAGGAATACCGCCTACGTTCATATAGAAAATACGCTTCTCAGGAGCTCTTACAATTCTATGAACCAACATCGCATCTTCCATCAAGGTATATTGCTTGAATAGTTTACGGGCAGGTTCAATGTATGAACGGCCATATGGAAGGAAGTTAACATCTGTTAGTAGACGGAAGTGAGCTACTTCGTAGTTATCAAAGTAGATTGACTTAGCATCATTCTGATTTGGAGTCTTAAAATATCCATAAGTATCAGCAGCTAGTCCATCAGGATCGTATCTAAATCTAACAGCAGTTGGATTTTCTGGATCATAATGCTCTTGTCTTTCAATGTTAAATGCAGCGAAAGGAATTACATTATAAACACCGTATTTTTCTGAAGCTTCTAATTTTAAAAAGAAGTCTCCATACTTACACATGTTTCTAATCCACCAACTCAAGTTAAACTCAACGTTCAATACATCGTAGAATAAGTTGTAGAGAATTTTTTGAATATTCTCATCGTTTGATCTGATGTGGAGAACTTCTCCCATATCGTTCTTGAGAGTAGATTCTTCTGAAAGGATATCAAGGGCAGAAGCAATAATTGCATCTGTATCCATTGCATCATATTCAGAATATAACTGGGTTCTTAGTGTTTGGTAGTTAAAAGAAGATTGGTATCCGTAAAGAGAGGTAGGTGATGTTGTGTAGATTCTATTGTATCTAGCCATCAAAGAGTTATTTTCTAACTCTCCCGACATCTGAATTTGGTTAGTATCAGCTACTTTTAACTGATCTCCACCGACGTTCCGGATAATAACATCTGTAGAAAATAATCTACGTAATCTCGAAAATATACTGGTATCAGCCATTGTGTAGTGTTAATATAAGTATAAATAGTTAATAAATCCAGCTTATATCTTCTTTTCCTCCTTTACCATTGTCGATCTCATAGGGATTAGCTACGTGAGAAGGTAGGTATACCCCTTGGTAGGATGGTTTAGTTACTGTGATATTATTTAAGGCGTTTCGTGTTAAGTCTAATCCTTGCTGTCTAAATTTCAAAGCAGTATCCCTAATATACATAGCGATACCAAAAGCCATTACTAAGTCATCGTTATACCCACCCTGTGCTTCTGCTTTCCCATTCTTCCAAATAAAGACTTTCATCTCCTCTATTAAACGTTTTGATTGAATAGTAACTGCTTTCTCATTAACATATTCTTGGAACTTACCTACTACTAAAGGCCTAGTTCTTGAATTCATAGAGAATCCTGCAACCATATTCGAATTGTGATCGTATTGGTCGAAGTATGAATCGGCAGTTACGTTACCTCCCTTGGGTGAATAGTATAGGTTATCATAACCTCTCTCGATTACGGTCTGAATAGTTGACCACCCTATCGATGCATTCTCAATTACTAGTAGTGCTTGATTGTATTCTGTTGCTATACCTACTAGCAAATGACCAAATTCCTTAGTTCCTAACTGTCCTTTATACTCTCCAATCTGAGTGTTGTTTTCAATATCTAAGATATGAAAGGTTGAATAGTCTTTTCCATCACCTCTTGCTACGTCCGCTACTACCATGTAGCTTCTTGAGTAGTCAACAGGCTCCCATATCCATAAATTCATATCAGCACCCCGTCTTTCCATGGGATCTTTCATGTAAGTCTGTTGATAGAACTCTAAATACTCTCCGTAGAAAACAGTATCTCCAGAAGTAGCAAAGTCACAATCACACTCCTGTGCTGCAAGTCGTGGATCTCCTAGTAGATTATCTTGAGCATCTCTCCAGGCTTGGTTTCTTTCCGGGTGAACATACCAAGGTAATTTAATTGGTAGGAATTCATTCTCTTTTGCTTCAGCTCTAACCCAGGTTTGGTGAAACCAGTTACCAGTTCCGTAGGGAGTTGATAGTACAATCGCACCACCACCCGTTGCTAACGTCTGTTGAGCTGATGCCCATGTTTCGGCAATGTTATCAATGAACGCCGCCTCGTCGATCAACAGTAGTGATACAGCTTCTGAACGAGCAGCATCTGAATTTGATGATTTAGCTGTGATTTTTGACCCGTTTGACAGCCGTAAACTTAGTTTATTCTTCTCTTGTGCATCGATTCTTAACCAAGAAGGTAAGTTATCGTACATAAATTGTACTTTTGATACCAAGTTACGTGCAGTTGCCTGTGTTGTTGCAAGGGTTAGAACGTTTTTATCCTTATGAAAAAGCATTAACCATAGTGCATATCCTGCTCCTAAAGTCGAAATACCTAACTGTCTTGACTTTAAAATGATAGAATACGGGTTATCTTGGAAGTGGGTTAGTACTTTTTCCTGAAAAGGGTATAAATGAAATAAGATTCTACCCCTTAGTGGATGTTGAATGTAGCAGTATTTCTTCATAAAGTGTACGGGATCTACCACGCACTTTACATACTCCTGCCTTATAACTGCTTTTAAATCTGGTTGACTCATAGGCCGAAGAAGATAGTTAGTAAGATAGTTAATCCTGTAACTATATAAGCTCCAGTCTTTGCTGCTTTCAGCTTACCGATTTCTTTACCGTAAGTTGTTATGATTGAGTCTTTATTGTCAATAACCTCTTTATATTTCTTTTCGTTATCTTTAAAAAGAACGATTGCACTATCTCTATGCAAGATAATGGTATCTTTAGATAAGATAATTTCCTGTAGGTTATGAATAGAATCACGGGCAAACCCTAATTGAGTTCCGCAGTAAATTCTCTCTTGTTTAACCACTAAGGCTTTCTTCAGAGTAGCACAAGGTACACAGCAGGTATCACTTGAAGCTTTCTGAGAATAGAGCGGCGACATCGCTATTAGACATAGCACTAATACGCTTAAGATCTTCTTCATGTTCTTTTTGTTCTCTAGCAGCTTCTGCTGCGGTTTTACTTAACTTATTTTCTAGCTTATTAATTTTACTCTTCTGGATATCGACCATAGAGTCTAATTGCTGTACTTTAATGTTGTTTGCTTTGATTTCGTTGTTTAGCGAATCGATTCTCCTTTCGTAAATGGAAACATCGGGTAGTTTCTCCGTCGGTTTAAAAAAGCGACTGTATACAATCCCTCCACCAAAAACCAGGACAATAATCCAAATTATAGCTTGTTTCATGACTTGTGTATTTTTAACTTAAGTGTTCCGGTTCCTTTTATAACTCGGTGCCACTCATGTCTTTTTATAAATATAGACTCATTTAAGGAAGATGGCAACTTATTATCTAACTGTATTTGCCAATCTGTTTCTCCAAGTATCTCCACGGTTCTATCTTCATCATCTCGATGCCATAATAGTTCTATAGGGTCAATATTTTCGTCGAACTCACGAATGATATACTCATTAGTAACTTCTAAATCCCTGTAGGGGGCTATTTCAACCGACTGTCCTTGTTCCATATAATAATTTTAAATTTCTCAGGTTCTAATCCAAAGAAATCACACTTCCAATCACTCTGTTTGAAGAAAGGTAAGGAATCCCATTCAGATTTCCTACTTAAAAGTGATTTAGCTGCATCATTCCAGTCAGTACTTAATGCAAAAGTTTCAATCTTTTCTTTATTTTTTAGAACCTCATCGTAGTTAAAATCATCCCATTCGTAATGAAATACTTCAAAAACGTTACCTTCTTTATCAACATAATCAATTGAAAGATCGATTCCCCATTTCGGATTAATTTGAATTAATTTATTTACTAATGGGTTCTCTTTACTCCAACGTTTTAACTGTTCTAAAGCTGCTCCGGTGTATCCTTTCCTCTCAAATAGCAGAGCATGATTAATGTGAGCACCTTCAGTAATTTCCTCAGAAACAAACCAAGGGTATTTTAATGTAAATTTGTATCTATGCTTTGATGCTGGGTGATTTAGTTCAGCGTAACGCTGTTCTAATAGAGTCAAATCATATCCATTAGTATCAAACAATTCTAACTCTCTTGCAACAGGGGGATCCAATCTATCTAAAGGGATAGACCAGTGGGAGGTTCTCTGTAGTGTATTGTTTGTTATTGATAACATTACTTGTTCTTCTCATCGTCTACCTTCTCGTCGTCTAAAGGACCACCAACAACCCAAGCATCACAGGTTCTAGCAGCTGCACATTTAAACTTTAAGAATCTGCAATAACCTAAATGTCCTGCTTCAATAACGTCGAAAGGATCTTCAGAACCTTCATCGTCACCTATTCCTTTAGCAAT